GCCCGTGGATGTTCAGACTCTCGTGCTAAATCCATCATCAACTCAATACCTTCCGATTGTTTATCCGAAAGATTATATAAAGATGATCTTATATACTCATAATCCTTATCAATATCTTTTTTCATTCGCTAGTGTTCTACAAAATAATCTATTGTTTGTACTATAGTATGTGCATCTTCTTTATTAGCAGTAGCAGGGTCAACATCTACATTAAGTGTTTCTAATAATATTTGTGGTGTTCTAGTAGTATCATGTATATTAGCATCTACGTGCTTAATAACACCAGCTTCATGTACAGCCTGATAAAATCTTAATTTAGTAGTAAAATCTAATGTATAGATAATAGATCTCCGTGACTCAAAATCACCCTCATAATCTTCTGATAAATCTACAGATTGGAGAACAAAAGGAATGTCTGTCTTACGATTTATATTATTATTCTCTATAATAGTAACAGTATAATCCGGTTGGAATAGTGGTAATATCTGTTCAACTATTTGTAAACCTTCATCCATATTCTTAGCTAATATAGAGAGTTGAAATCCTACATTATATGGTGCGTATGTTCTAAGATATTGTCGTTTATAAGAATCTGTAGGATGTGCGTACGCATCTCTGATTTGTTTATTAAGTTTGGCTGTAGAATCATAATCTATAGATGTTATCTCAAATGCCATCCTTGGTAATTTTAAAGCCAAACTAGGATCAGTTAGATTTGGTTCACCTTGAATACGCGCTATAAACTTCTGTTTAGGTCCATAGGATAATGGTACTTTATTTGTTTCTAATATATTACCAGACCCATCTCTTCTTTGTATTTTAATGTCATTGAAGAGTGTACCGAATACAGATACAAGATTTCTTATATGTTGATTATAAAAAGGTGTTTCAAACATTATGGTTCACCAAATGGATTATTTTCAGAGAAATCTATAATAGCATCTGAAACTGTTTTGAATTCTAAGTTCTTCGCTTCTGGATCATTAGCATGAAGTTCTTTATCAGTTAATTTCTTACCGTCAACTAATAAACTAGATACATTAGCATATATATTCCATGAAGCCCCAGAAGTGGAACCAACAATAGGATATATAGTAGATATAACAAAAGGAAGTGCTTTACCATCTGTTCCTGTCATATCATTAACATATATAATTGGTTGTGTAACTCCGGATGGATAATCTATTTTAGATACTTCAGCAGTAACATATACATCAGGTGTTAATGTGGCTTGAGTAACAGTTTCACCTATTATAAAAGTACCTGTACCTTGATCTAACCCAAACACATCATAATTAGAGTATTCACTTTCGAACGTATCAATAGCTTTAATACCTGTGTCAATCTCTTGAGATGAGTATTCAAACAGTTCAGCCATTAGTTTATATACAGGTAGATTACCGAGAGCATAAAATGGTTGTTCGTGTTCTATAAAAGATATCTGAAAGAGTGTTTTAGTTAATGGAAGATATATAAGATCTCCTTCTGCAGGTCTGTCAAGTTGTTCTTTTTTATTATATAATGATATTTCTTTTTCCCATCTTCTTTTAGAACATATAAAAGTAGCTTGATCTCTTATCTGCAGACCAAACTTAGACATTAGATCGCCTTCACCCTCCCAATTATCTGTATTCTCTATATACATCTCTAGAGCATATGCGTCAGTAAACCTAGCATAGTCTTCGTTTAATAGTTCATCTTCTGTAATAACTTCCCGAGGAATATACAAAACATCCTGACCAAACATCTTTAAAGATTCTATTATAATATCTTCGTATAGATTTTGTTCAGAAGTAACTTTATGATTAAAAAATACGTTAGTTGACATAACTATTAACCCATTGCAAAGTCAATAGGGAGTTCATAATCTAACCTAATATTCTCTTCAATCTTCTCAATATCAATACTAGCATCATCATACATTTGTCGACCATTAAGTATTACACCACCTGGAAGTACCATACCATCAAACTTAATAAGGTTTTGACCCCATTGTCGTTTAATAAGAGCTGTAGTATATTTCTTTAATAGTCTATCATTATAGAGTGCTGTTACTGTAGTAGGATCTAATACAGAGTATGCAGATACAACAATATATTCATCAACTATTAAGTCTGAATCGGATACATCTAAGAATAGTTTATTTTCATGTCTAGAAAATCTTATTCCTTCTGATAATCCAGATCCTAGTTTCATATCATATAATGCTAAAGATTGTTGCATCATAGTATATTCAGCAATACCACCCATAGACATAAGACGATTCATATCTGACAATCTCATCTGATATTCAATATCAAAGAGGAAATTAGACCCAGAACCATCTACAGGTAATATCCTATCTACCCATAGTATCTGATCAGATAGAGTGATATACTTATTAGTTTTATCATCAGCTGTTATCTTATGAGTATAAAATATTTTCTTATGTGCATCTGAATGATATTCCTGCCAATATTGTAGGGCTTCATCTACTCGGTCTTGTAGTTGATCTTCATCAACATTCACTTCAAGTACAGGTTCACCTAACTGTCTTAGGCAGTAGTTAATAAGGGTTTGTCGTGAGTTTGGAATAGACATATTATTCTTCTTCTATTATGTATTGTTAGTGTTATTTATATTTATATAGAAGTCCACTTATTAATAGGGCATTTAGATCCTTTTAATCTAATCTTACCTTCTATAATACACCCACATTTAGAACATATATCTACACCTACACTCTTTTTAAACTCACATACAGCACATATCTCTCTTCTTTTAATAAGAACTTCTGATATATTACCTTTAATCATTATTTGACATTTCTTCGTTTAGTTGGTTTGCATATTCTGTAGCGAGTGCTATTTCTTCGGCTGTACCCCGAATTACTTTAGTTTCGGGTACAGGTACGGTAACTGTTGCATTATTAATGGTTGCATTATTAATGGTTGCATTATCTACAAATGTTTTAGTTACAGGTGGAGTAGCAGTAGGCCCTGTTAGATTAAGCTTTATATTTTTTAGGGATTTAACATATTCATCATCTGTATTGGCACTATCCTCTTTCATATCGTGTAGAATTTCATCAATTTCTGCATGATTAACTGCTTCAGCCGAATTAGTTAGATTAGGTGGAGTTGCAAACCCTAAGTAATCCCACGCAGTATCAATACATCCTACACCAGAATAAGTTTTAGATATTTTAAAATTGTCGATATCAACAATTTTTATTTCCGGTGTAGTTGTTGGTTTAAATAACTCAACTAGCATTAAATGGTTAGAATCGGCTAAATTTACAATCACAAATCTAGCTTGATCATTTTCAAAACTATCCATTTTTCTGTATTTCGCCAAGTCCGCTAATTCTCTAGAGCATGGTTCACACCCAGAAGAAACGAACAACATAACATGCTTATCTATCATTCTATTATACCTCTTATTATATAATCATTAAATCTATTTATATTACTAACAACCGGACTGATTAAGCAGCAGGACATCCAGAGTTATTATAATTATTTGCGACTTCTCGGAGTATTTCTACATCTGCAATAAACTTATATCCTATGCCAGGTGTTAAATTATGGTTCTGTTGCCATCCATTATCACTGATAGTGTTTAATTGACAATTAACGAGAAACCCTTCAAGCAGAGATATCTGAACATTTGAGCCAGAGAATGATAAATGCCCTGTAGGTTCCATATATGAACTAATTTGCCCCATGTACTTAGGATCATAAAGATCCACATTATGTCCGCTGGACCAATACCCAATCCCATAATCGTGATGGTCAAATAAATCCAATGCAATATCTTTTAAATCATACGACACACCACCGCTATCCGGGGTCCATGATGTGTTTAAGCCTGCCCATCTAGTTACATTCGCTGGTATATTCTTTAAGGCAATTATTGCAGCTCTGTCGTAGGGAGCTCCAGTTGACCAACTATTCTCGGTTGTAGGTGAAAAGATCCACCCAGTCTCTGTAATTGTTTCACTACACAATAGGGCATTGGTTGCGTATATATGCATATTATTAAAAAGCAGCGATATTTCATTCGGCCAATAGTATGAATAACTAGTAAAGTCCGTATTCCAGAAACCTCTGCGCGCCATTGCTGTATAATTTATATTATTGTTAAAACCACCAGATTGACCGGCTGTAGGAGCATCCCATTGTACACAAGTCGACGAAAAATTTTCACCGTGTTGTACGCCGTAAATATTATTAGCACAACTTGAGTGGTAATGCTTATTTTCTGCAAAAATATTATGGCTCATTGTGTTATAATATGTATTAACCTTATGTTGCCATCCTGCTGTCCAAGCGGCCTTGAGATTATTATCAAAATATGAGTGATCTGCAAATGCATCGAAAGTTATATAGTTATTACCTGTATCTTTGAATAAATGACAGTCAGTAGAACCTCCAGCAGTAACAATATCGTCATAACTCATGCTATATCCGTACCCTACTGGTATATTCCCCATATCCGCATCCATTTTCTCAGATGTACTTATACCAAAAGATCTATCTCTACACGAGCATGTTGAACACGAATAAGTCCCAAATGCATGCCCCCCATTATCATAATAATGCTTATCTATACCTTTTACACATGCCCAAGACAACAAGGGATCAGTATCAGGGCAACCAACGCTGCAAGAATAACATCTCCATCCTGTTGATGTTGTTGCGCATGGAGTGCAATTATTAAGAGTCGGATAATTGGGCCCACTAATTGTGTCACACCATGTTTGCATCGTAAACCCCTGATTATGCCAATAGCCAGGGAGTGTGCAATTAACATTAGATGCA